ATAAATATAGCATTGTAAATCATAGGATAATTGATATGCAGAATGTTTAAATTTACCAACATTGACTGTCGTTTTAAGATCTACGATACAACCATTTTTTGTAATTATATCTGCTTTTCCTCTAAATGGCATATCCATAACCACACCTGCAATCGGTACTTCAAATTCTGCTTTATTAAGAAAATTAACAAGATTACTATTTTTTAAAAATGCATCTGATAATCTTTCTGCAAATTCTTTTTCTGTGCTTGTAAATACTTTTGTTTCTTTATTGTCTTTATATGTTTCAACTGCTTTTTTGTATTCAACTGAATTTTTTGCTTTTGCTTTTGTAAAATGTTGCTTTTGAAAAACATCAGGTTCTAATATAGAAGTATGAAATAACCATCCATCTCTTAATGCTTGTGTTTCATCATCACCATACTTTTTTATGTAATAATATTTTTTATAAGAATCAAGCAGGTGTTTTGCAACAGAACTACTAAGCATATTTTGACCACAAAGCTTGTAGTAAAATTCATCATTATCCATATTCTTGATCAATTCATTTTTATCCCAAACAGATCCATCAAGAAGTTTAATTGTTTCAACGCCTTTCATCCCAATCATTCTTAATTATTATTTCACTTTCAACTAAACTATCATAATCTTGATATGCTGCCATTAATGAATGCTCTAAATCTTTTACTTCATCATATCTGCATCCGTGTGGATTATCTTCCCAAGTAAAATTTAATTCTTGTACTTGTTTTTTGTTTTTAGATATAATGATTTTATATTCACCACTCATATCTAATTTCCATTCAATTCTTCTTTGGCTTTTATCACTTTCTTCAAGCTTAGTAATTAATTCTGCTTTTGTGCATTTATCTAATGCCTTATAGTAATCTTCGTGAAAATGTCTTTTCTCTTTGCTCATAATTCTATGTTATTTATAAATTCTGTTGCTGATTTTAAAACAGGCAATAAATGTTTGTTTTCTGTATTGATATATTCTTTCTCAAATTCTTCAATTACATAATCAATTTTCGCTTTTGCTATTAATAAGTTTCTGTGATTTTCTATTGTTTTTTCTAAAGTATTTATCATAAGTTTTTTATTTTCTTTGCTTCTTTTTCTCTGTGTTTTAATAATTCTTGTTCTGATTTTCTTGCTCTGTTGACTGCTCTTATTTTATCAAGATTGTATTCAGACAAAGCTTTATAGTAAAGATGTTTTTCATATTTAAGTTTGTTTGCAATTTCAGTTACTTTTAAAACTGCATCTTTTAAATCTTGAAGATCTTTATTATCTGATTTAGATTTGTACCACTTGAAAGTAATTTGTTGAATGATAAGAAGATTTGTGTTTAATTCCACATCTTCAATAGCATCAAACTTTTTATATAAATGATATTTTTCTATATCCATACATCAAAGATATAAAAAAATTTTAATAATTATATATTTATATTGAGAATACTTGCATCATCTTCTTCTAGTAAGTAACAAAGCTTTTTAATTTTTTTGTTTTGCCATAGTGTTGTATTAGGGCAATACATTTCAACAGGATCAGGCAATTTAATTGTATTTAAGTAAAACATACAATTTACTTTTGGATCATTAATAAAATATAATTTCACCATATCGTGTGGCATATCCATCAATCTGTTGTACTTATCAACCTCAAGCATTTTAGCTGCATAATACTTTTGCCTAAACTTCATTTCCATTACACACTCAAAACCTTTTGGTGTTCTTCCAACAGCATCATAGTGATCAAATCCACCACCACACCACTCTAATTCCCATCCATCAAAATTTAATAGTGTAATTACAGCCTTCTCCCATTTATGTACATCTTCTATATTCAATCAATGCCATTTCTATATATAACGTTTAATTGTTCAATCCATTGGTTATATATTTTTGGTGAACAAGTACAAGGTAAATAGTATTCGTGCTTGTAATATATAGAATGCAGTCTCCCTAAAGTTTCTTGTTCCCCTTTTGTTAGTGTGTCTGAATCATTTGCTAGAAAAGCTGTCCAAGCATCATAATGTATTTTAGTCATTTTAGCCATTTCTTTTGATTTTTAAATTATTCAAATATTCTTTTCTACTATCACAACCACAAGTTTTAAACTTAAATATATCAAACCATATTTTATTATGCAGCCATTTAATTCCTGTAACTATAAATATTTTTTCAACTAGATCTCCTAATTTCATTTTTCTAAAATTTTTTTATGTAAATATTTTTTTACTTTATTATATGTATTATAAATTGAATAATAACTAATCTTTGTTTTATCACTTAAACTTTTAATGCTTTCACCACCTTGTATATGATTGTATATTTTTTTATCGTACCAATGCAATTTGTCTAATTCATTATTAACTTTATTTTGATACTTTTGAATGTTATCAAATTCTGTAAATTCTTTTATCTGAAGTTTTTTAAAAAGGTTGATTATATCTTCAGTTGAATAATCTTTTGTGTTTTCTATTGAAACAAATTTGACCTTAGATTGTTTTCTAGTTAGATCTATAAACATTGTTCTAAGTGTTCTAAAAATATAAAAGTGATTTATTTCTTCTTCATTGTACATTATATCACCACCTTTTTTTAAAAGATTATGAATTTTAATATACATTTCTTGGACAATATCTTCACTTGTATCTGTGTTGCAGCCAAAACTTTTTACAACTCTTATCCAATCATTGTGCTTTTCTGCTAATAAAGTTAGTGTGCTTTTCATAATTTCCACCAAGTTATGTGAAAACCAAAAAAGAAAAACATTACTGTTAGTTGTTCATAGAAATCATCAGGATCTACATTTTCACTATCAGGTTCTAAGTTAGGATTATAGTATAAAATACCTGCACTTACTCCATATACAGGAATAAATTGAATGTTAAATGCTGTATTTCCAAACGTAAAATTTATCAAAATGGTAAATCTACCTGTTCCCTTTTCGGTAAATCTAGTAAATTTTTTCCATTTATTTCAAATCCGACATTATTTTGAACACTTTTTAGTCTTATAGGTTCATCAATTGGTGTTGGTCGACCTCCTGTATCTACATCTTTTATTTTTCTTGTGTGGATCATTGAATACATCCATTCTGTTGGGTGTTGAATGTAACGATGTATCACTAGAAAATCATCCGCTCTGTTTACAAATTTACCACCACCTTCAACATCACTTGCCATTGGTGGAATAGGATGACCAAAATACTCGTGCCTTTCTCCGTGTTTCTTTCTTAGTGCTTCTGTACTAGCGTGTGTGTTAAGCCACAAACTAACATTGTATTTTTTGCAGAAAACTCTCATTTCACTACAAGCATAATAATCATATTCGTGTGAATTGTAAGTCTTTGCTAAAATCTGATCTTTAGCCATTACATTATATGGATCAATTAAAAGTCCATCATAATTCCAAGCATTTTTTACTGCTTCTGCTAAACCTAAAATTTCTTTATAAGTATATAATTGGTTTGGATCTATAAACTTAAAATGAGAATTTATAAATTCACTTCTTTCTTTAAAGTGTGTTTCTTCAATTTTGTTAATTGGTTTACCCTCTAAAAATTCAATTAACTTTTTTATTAAAGTATAAGGCTCATTCTCACCACTAAAGATCAACCATCTTAATTTGTGTTTTACTGTATATAATAACATCAAATACAAAACAAGCGTAGTCTTACCTGTGTTTGCGTGTCCAAGAATTACGTTAAAATTACCTTTTTTAAAACGAAGCCATTCATCAATTTCAGAAACATCTAGTTTTAGTCCTTCTTTAATTGTACCATTTCTAACTTGTTTTAATTTGTCTAAGTGTTGATCAAATTCAATTATCATTTCTTTGTTTTGTTAAATATAAAAAAATCCCCAATATAGGGGATAATTTTATTTAGAATGGTAAGTCTCTATCAGGGCTGTGATCTGATGCACTTACTTTTTCTTGTGGTACAGGCTTGAAATCATTCAAAACTGCATACATTTTAGATCCATCTTTTGATGTGCAAATATCAATATTTACAAAACCTTTATTTTCTGCTGCCACATCTTTTAGTCGAATTAATTCTTTTGCAAAATCTTCAACCTTAATACTTATTTGTGCTTGTTTCCATTCTACATTGCCTTTTCTACAATATAGACCATTTATAAATTTACCTTCCATTATTGATTTTTTAAAATTTCTATTAAAGATATAAAATCTTGTTTAGTATATTCAATTACTATTTGTCTATTTTCTTTTGCAAACGCTTGCATATTTTCTTTATAACAAACTTGTAATATAATATCTAGCTTCACACCATTTAAAGGATTAACAGAATTTGTTGATTTACTTTGAAAATTATTTGCTTCTAATCTTTTTGCACCTTTTGCTGTTGGTGGTTGCACATCTGCATTACTAACTGTAAATGATATTTCTGTTCCGACAGGATAAATCCAATCATTGTTTGCTAAAAAACTATATTTGTTTCCATCTGCAAATGTTACAAAGTATTTTTGTTTTACACTATCACTAAATTGTACAGAGCCTTTAGGCTCAAAACTAACTATTCTTCCTGATTTGTTCATATTTGATATTTTTTATTTCTTGTTCTACATTATTATATCTGATCATCAAGTCTTGTTTACAAACTTCTAATTTTGCTTCTAATTCAAGATTTTTTGATCTCAAAGCTTCAACTTCTGCTTTTAAAACTCTAATAACATCTTCTTTAAATGTCATTTTTTTCTAACTTTAATTTGTTTCTTTTTCCCAATTCTTCTTTAGCTGCTTTTCTAGTTGCATCTAAATATTTATTGTTTTCTGATAATTCTTTTAAATCATCATCATTTAAAAATTCTAACAAAGGCATAATATTAATTTTCAATAAAGATATGAAAATATTTTAATAAATAAAAAGAAAAGGAGCAATTAAACTAATAATCACCCCTTAACACTTATTATAAAACAAAGAAATAATACTAAATATACGCTTTTTCTAATTCTTTTACAAGATTTTTATAATGTTCTGCCATATTATTTAATTCAGTATTAGAATACTTGACTGTTTTTTTGCTGAGTATGTATAATTCTTCACTTAATTCTTCACCTAAATACTTGCTAAACTGATATTGTTCGCCATTTCTGTACATATTACAGAATTTACATTGTGGCTTCACATTTCTTTCATCCCATCTTGTCGAATAGTGTTTCCTTGACATAAAATGCCCTGCATCCAAACCATCATTTTTCCAATAAGCACTAGCACCACAAGTAAAACAAGTGCAATATCCATTTTTGTCAGCATTTGAAAGTCTTATGTATTTACTAAAAATTGTATCAAGTTTAATTACAATTCTTGATCTTGACAATTTTTTTGCCATAATTAGTTTTTTTAAAATATTTTTTTATATTATACAATATTAGTACTAATTAGTACAATAGTTGTAATAATATATATATATATAATAATACTAATTTAGTACTAAGTTGTGCTAATCCATCGCAACAATTAATTGATCTCCTAATTGCTGATCTATTGTTTTAATTTTTTTATATATAAACTTGCTGTCAGATTTAACTTTATTTTTTTCAAATTGCTTACTATCGATACCTAAATTTGTATATTGTATTGCATCTAATCTCAAAAGATCATCTGTTTTTTCTTTTTCTGTTCTGTTAAAATCATTGGCAATTTTTTCCGCAAGTAACCTGATAGTCATTTCTTCTGACATTTGTTTAAATTTAAAAATTAATAAAAAGTAAATATAGGGATATTATCGTCCCTGTCCTCGATATTTTTTTTTGTAAAGCTTAGATGATTTTAAACTACTTGTTTTATTTTTACTATGTACACCTTTTCTCTTTACACTTTTCTTTTTGTAAACACTAACTTGAAGTTTTGCCATTTATTTTTTTTGTAATTGTTCAATCTTATATTTAATCACAGCATTTTCAAGTTTCATTATGTTTATTTCATCCACAGCTTTTTGTACTTCTTTTGGTGGTTCAAAACTATTAACCCACATATAATTTGATTGCACTTTTTCATCCATTTTTGAAACTTTAATTTTGAGCATTTCAATTTCTGCTGTGAGATTAAACCATATACTTGCAACAGTTATTATGCCTATAATCATTCCAATAAGTGCTTTAATATCTAAGCTTATTTTAGAACTTTCAGAAATATTCATTATCTATGTTTGTTGTTGCCAAAAACTTTTTCAACTCCACGACTTCCAAAGTACCCCCCTATAACGATTGTAAGCAGCCCTGTGATACTATCTAAGGGATAACCCATATACCACCCTGCAACATAGCTGATCGTTAAAAATACAAGCACTAAAGGGCGTACATTTGAAGCTAACCAAGATCCACTCCGAGCATCTGCAACCCACCTTCTAGTTGTTCCATCAATCTCTGCTCTTTCAAGATCTAATTTTTTTAATGCAATTTCTTTATCTGCATCACTCATATCAGATCCACCAATAATAGCCTGAATAACACTACCAACTGCTGTGTTTCCTGCAACTGCACCAACTACATCAGGGATTTTATTAAGTAAAAATTTACCTACTTGTGTGTCTTTGAATTTCTTTTTATCCATAGCGTACTTCCTACTGTATTAGTATGTCCAAACTGAGTTTGACTTGGAAATATCGGTGTCGCAATGTATAAAGGTTTTAGCAATTCCCAACCTCTTGAATCCTGCTTTGATAAGGGCATTAAGTATAATGTATCTTTCTTGTCCTGATCCAACAGCGATATCGGCTGCCAATCCGTTGATATGGCTTGAGTTTGGAACACCGCCAACTTTTTTGTTATGATCTTCTGTTCTGTAACCACTTGTGATTTTAAATGGTATTCCTGCAATTTCACGCGCATTGTTGAGCAACTCAAGAAAATTGCTGTCCATATTAACGCCACTACCTTTGTGATCAGGTGAATCAAATTCATCTAATGTAAAGTATTTCATTTTTTAATCTTTTCAATTTCTTGTTTTATATCACTAACAACTTGGTTAAATTTATCTTCTAAAGCATCAGGGATTCCATCCTTGTCTTTATCTGTAAATAAACCATAAACTGTTAACACTAACATTACTGCTGTTGCAAACATTACTATTGAAATAATCATTATAAAAGTATTCATATCTATTTTTTTGGGGGGTTATGTTTATCATCGAAATCCATTGCCGCTTTAAGGATTATTTTGTCCATCATATTATCTTGATTTTGCAGCATTTCTCTTTGTAGGCTAATCACCATTTCTTCTAATCTATCTTTTGCATCTACAAGCATTTGTATTTGATGATCTTTTTTTTCTAATGTCGCTTTTAAAGCATTTACATCATCAGGTCGTGTGCCACTAATAGCTGAAATTAAAACAGGAATTGAAGCAGCGATTGATCCAATTAACATTAAAACGATCTCTTTGTTAGATTCTAAAACAGGAAACTGTACAAAAGTTATAATTATACCGACAATAAACAGAAATACAAAAAGGCTTCCTGCATAACTTCGTATCTCTTTTGCTGTACCGTTCTTTGGAAGTTTCATTTTAACTTATCTTTTATTTGTATTATAGTCCATACTAATGAAGCTACTAATACTAAAGTTGATAATATCATATTTATATT